ACAGATACAAAAGATTTTTGGTTGCCTATCATAAAACAAAAAACTTTCCGAGAATTTGTTGAAGGAAAATATAGAATCGCTACAGGTAACATTATGAAATCGGAAGATGTAGAAGAAGCATTTAATGTAGAAACGATTAACGGTGCCTAAAATGGATGTTCAATATCTGAAAAATCCTCCTCATGTTTTTGTTATTGAAAATTTTTATACAGAAGATGAATTGAATTTGATGTGGAATGAATTTGACTCTTTTCATAATAAAGAGTTTTTGACCTCATCAACAGGATCTGCCAGAACAATTGATTATATACCCCTAAAAAAATCCAAAGGCACTTGGTTAGATGAAAAAACAAATTCAAATTCACAAATATTAAAATTTAGTAAAAAAGTAAAAGAGAATCATCACCTGTATTCGGAATATGATAGAGAATATAGTGTGTTGAGTGACTGTGTATGCAGTACGTTAATTTCTTATTATGGTGATGGTGACTATTATAAACCCCATGAAGATACCACACTATTTACTGCTTGTACATACTTCTTTAAAGAGCCAAAAAAGTTTTCTGGTGGAAATTTTTTATTAAATAATTACAATATTGAAATTGAAATAAAAAACAATATGTTAATTATTTTTCCTGGAAAATACACACATCAAGCTAGAAAAGTTGAATTAAAGAAAGAATTTAAGGGTTACGGAAGATATTGTATATCACAATTTTTTAATATTCCTGTACCAGAAGAATCCGAGGAGAAAAAAAATGATTGAAGGAATAGACTATTGTTTCATCTATCCAAAAGATGATGCGGCCTCAGTACACGTTAGATTACTTGACGGACCTTACAAAAATACCATCTTCAAATATGGCAAAGTAAAGTTTGAGGAAAAGAATGATCAAATGTATTTACTTTTTGGTTACGATGTGTTAGAATCTGATGTGAGTACGCCGAAAAAGTTAGAAAAGAGTGGTGATTTTAAGAACCATATTGGTGACCTTTTGGTACAAATAATGTCATCTAACATTGAACAGGAAATTATTGATGAAGTTGGAACAAACGATTCTCAAGAATCTATTTTACAATGAAGATTATCTCAGAAAAGTATTACCATTTTTAAAACCGGAATATTTTACCTCGAATACTGAAAAAGTTTTATTCGATGAAATTACATCATTCACACAGACTTACAATAACACACCAACGATTGAAGCAGTTGCATTGGCCGTCAAAGAAAGGCGCAATCTCACAGATGACGAAGTGGAAAAGTGTTCGTCTTATCTTAAAGAAATTGAATCTACTAAAAGCGAAGAATCCAAAATTCAATGGCTTGTTGATAAAACCGAACAATTTTGCCAAGAAAAAGCCATATACAATGCAGTATTGGGGTCTATTTCTATTCTCGATGGAAAAGACAAAACACATGAAAAAGGTCAGATTCCCAAGATATTATCGGACGCCTTGGCGGTAAGTTTCGATAACTCGGTTGGTCATGATTATTTGGAGAATTCAGATGAGCGTTACGAATTCTACCACCGAAAAGAAGAACGTATTCCTTTTGATCTGGAATACTTCAACAAAATCACAAAAGGCGGCCTGCCTGCCAAGACACTCAATATCGCTCTAGCGGGTACTGGTGTCGGTAAATCATTGTTTATGTGTCACGTTGCTTCGTCTTGCATGGTACAAGGTAAAAACGTATTGTACATCACACTTGAAATGGCAGAAGAAAAAATTGCTGAACGTATTGATGCAAATTTATTAAACGTGACGATTGATGATTTGATGCAACTACCTAAAGACATGTATGACAAGAAAGTTGCTCGGGTCCGTGAAAAGACTACAGGTAAACTTATCATCAAAGAATATCCAACCGCATCAGCTTCAACAATTCATTTTAGGACATTATTAAATGAACTTAATCTTAAGCGCTCTTTCGTTCCTGATATTATCTTTGTGGATTATCTTAATATATGTTGTAGTTCTCGGATTAAGGCTGGTGCGAATATTAACTCATACACATACGTTAAGTCCATCGCAGAAGAGCTTCGAGGCCTTGCCGTTGAACATAATGTTCCTATTGTATCTGCGACTCAAACTACCAGAAGCGGATTTACATCGTCTGATCCGGGCTTGGAAGATACGAGTGAATCGTTCGGGTTACCTGCTACCGCCGACCTGATGTTTGCTTTGATTTCTTCCGAAGAATTGGAAGAACTTGGCCAACTTATGGTCAAACAATTAAAAAATCGTTACAATGATCCAACATATTACAAAAGATTCACGGTTGGTATTGACAGGTCTAAAATGAAGCTGTACGATATCGAACAGGCTGCTCAAATTGGAATTGCAGATGCTGGCCACGATAAGCCAATAAACACATTTGGTGATCGTGAAAGACAACCTAAAAAGTTTAGTGGATTTAAAGTATGACGTTGACCTTTGAAGATGCAGTACATTGCGCCAAAGTATTCGAAGATTATTTTGGGAATTTTGATCGCATCGATGAGTACATGAGAGATCAGAAATTAAATTCTCTGGCCGAACTTCCATCCAATCCTTTATTTCCAATTGAAGATGAATTATTTCAAAACTTTACAATGCATCCAAAAGATATGGATTTTGAAGTACTTGAAATAGATAACGAAACATGGACTAATCTACTGAACATTACCTCATCACACGTAAACATTCCCCCAGTTGGTCGTAATGTCAAGTTGGCCGTGCGTGAGAAGAATACAGGAAAGTACGTAGGATTCATCCGACTTGGTTCACCAGTCATCAACTGTAAACCCCGTAATGACATGCTTGGCCAAGTGTTTACACAAAATCCTGACTGGGGTAAACGATTCAACGACTCTGCAATGATGGGTTTTGTTATTGTACCGGCACAACCATTTGGTTATAATTATCTTGGTGGTAAACTTCTAGCTGCAATCTGTACATCACATGAAGTACGTCAAATTGTCAATAAGAAATACGGAATGAATTTGTGTCTCTTTGAGACTACTAGTTTATACGGTAGTTCAAAAACAGTATCACAATATGATGGTATGAAACCCTATATCAGATATAAAGGTCTTACTGATTCTGATTTTTTACCCATGATGCACGGCAAACCATATTCTGATTTACGTGACTTTGTGGAAAGTAAAGTTGGTAAACTTGTCGATGAAGATGCGTCTAGTAAGAAACTAAAAATCTCTATGAAGATTATATCACTCACTAAAGCAGCACTTAAAGGTACATCTGAGGGCGGCACATTCCAAGCAACGATTGAGAAGGCTAAGGGGTTGACAGAACAGAAAAGATATTATATAAGCGACTATGGTTTTAAGAACATGGTTGATTATGTAAACTGTAAGACGGACGTACTTGTTCCTGGTGAAAACTATGAAAAACATAAAATGGTAAACTTGATTGAATGGTGGCGAAATAAAGCTTGCAATCGGTATGAAACACTATACAATGAAAACAGGTTAAGAAACGAACTTGAAATCTGGACATCAGGAAAAGATATTCAGATTATCAGATAAATACTTTCATTTGAGATTAATATGGCCACCAAAATCCATCCTGTCATTAAGGTGTTGAATAGTTTTCCTTCTGAGTTAAAGAAAAAGACTCGAAATAAGGAAGTTTATGTTGTTAAATCCAGCAACAGAGAACAAACACAAAAAGAAATTGAAGGCCTTTTAACTAAAATTAAAATCTACAATTATAGAAAAAAAGATCCTTCTTTATCAGGTAGCACAGAAGTTACAGTCATCGATGATCCTGTAGTAAAAAATAATCAGATCGTTTTAGTGTTTAAACCTGCTGCCGGCGGTATGCAAGAAACAACTTTGAATTCTACTATAACTGAACTTGCACCTGCGGTTGGATTCACACAAAAAATAACACCAAAAGATTTCAAAGATTTTTATGATAAGGTCAAGGCAACCGATCCAAAGAAATTAACAGTATATGTTAATGACAAAGATAGAAAATCAGGAACAGATTTCATCAATAATTTTCCAAAGTCATCCAAATTCGAAATTAAAATGAAAAATGCAATTGGTGTTTTGAATTGGTTAAAAGATGAAAATAAAAAAAATCCCATAGCAAATGTTATTTGGGGTTATCGTGCCAAACCTGAAGGTGTAGATTCAAAACATAAAGGTGATTTGTTTGTAGAATATAAAACTGGAAAAATGTTAGGTGTGTCACTTAAAGCGGGTGATGAAAATACTAGTGAACCAAAATTAAATACTTACGTGAAACCTATTTTAGAAAAACTGAATGAATCAGAAATACAAAAATTAAGAAATAAATTGTATGATGAAATTTATTTCAAATTCAGTACATCAAAAGATGGTTACGATAAGATTGCCAAAAGGCAAACTATTTCTAAATTGGCTGAGCTTGAAAAAGTTGACGTTAACGGATACAATGAACTTTACGATAAAAGTCTTGATATTATACGCAACGCCTTAGTTAAAATTTTTCCTAAAAATACTACCAAGACAGTTAATTATCTAAGAGAAGCTATTACAGGACAAGTTGGAGATGTTCCTCTAATAGTTTTAAAAGCTTTCAACAGCTCAGTTAAAGTGTTGACTGATGAAGATGATGTTGAAGTATTTTTGAACAAAACCAAATCAATTAATTCTTATGCATCAACAACATCGAAACAAGATTTTTTTATTGAATTGGTTGCTAGTTCTTCAGATAAATTACTAATGAAATTTTCAGTACGTACAAACAAAACTGGAGATGAACATAAATTAGGACAATTTTTTAACTTGTCTGTAAAATTTAATGGAGTTAAATGATGGCGTTGGAACAGGTAAACGCATTGACATGGAAATAGAAACGGGCCATTACATTCTTAAACTCAACATACGTGATACGCAAGGTGGTGATGGATATCCCAATCGTATGATGTGTGACTATTCTTATAAATAATGGTACTTTCTTAAAGATATATTAAAATGAAAACATTTAAAACATTTATTGTGGAATCAGACACAGAAGAAGATGACTCCAAAAAATTTCATTCATCCAATAAAATGAAAGATGAAATTGAATCTCATGCTAAAGGTCACACAGGTTGGTTGCGTAATTATAGTGATAAATCTAAACAAATGAATGATGCATTACATGACCATGCCGCTGGTAAAAAAATTGAAGATACTCAATTCAATGATCCTGAAAGGCATGAAAGAAATTTATCTTTTGCTCACGAAACTTCAAAAGTTTTAGCTAAACACCATACAAAATCCGACCATACTGTGTATTCTGGAATTCAACAGAAACACACTGAGATTTTTAAAAATAAAAATAAACCAACTAAACTACACCATCCTGGATTTATATCAACTTCTACGGATTTTAATCAAGCCACAAGGTTTACAGGTGGTGGAAAAAATTCTAAAGAAGAACATCATGTGTTGAAAATTCATGTTCCAAAAGGAACACAAGGTGGTTCTATGAGTGGCAATACACACAGTCCTAAAGAAAAAGAAGTTCTTTTACAAAGGGGACATGATATTGAGGTACACCACAAACCAACAATCATAGACCATCCAAAGCATGGAAAAATTCATGTATGGAATGCAAAAATTGTTGGACATAATCCAAAACCATTAAATGTTAAACCTGTAAAGGATGTTTTATATAAACATGAAATGAACTGATATGCCACTAACAGAATTTGATAAAGTTATGAAAGAATACCAGGATCTGGAAGATGATTTTGGTTTTTCTGCTGTGTCTGAAGAAGAATATAATTCAATTATCAATAAGACAGCACAAACTGCCGATGATTATAAAGAAAGATTAACGGAATTAGAAAAAATTATTGTTCCGTTTCTCACCAAGTTACATTCGACCGGAGATAAAGAATACATATACTGGCCGAATAGAAAACCCCTAATCGAAAAACAGATAGAAAAAATACTTAAATTGACAAGGAATTAATTATGAAAGCAACAGTGATTATACCCACCACGGGTGCATTTGAAGTACGTGATGCAATCGATTCTGTACTTGACCAAACAATAGAGACACAAGTTTATCTTGTTTGTGACGGTGATAGCTTTAAAGGTAAAGTTAAAGTTATTTCTGATGACTACGCAGGAAATCCATTCGTAAAAGTTTGTTATCTGCCTATCAACGTTGGTGGTAATGGTTTTTACGGACACCGTATATATGCTTCCTTCACACATTTGATTAACACCGATTATGTTTTTTATTTGGACCAAGATTGTTGGTTTGAAACTAATCACGTAGAAGAATGTATCAAAACAATAGAAGAAAATGATCTGAGTTGGTCTTATTCTTTGCGTAAAGTTACAAATAAAGAAGGCGAATACATTTGTAATGATGATTGTGAATCTTTAGGCAAATGGAAAACATATCACGGCATCAATCATATAGATACAAATTCGTATTGCCTTAAAACTGATGTTGCGATAAAATTGGCTAGTGTATGGCATGGTGGTTGGGGTCAAGACCGTGTTTTCTTTGGCACCCTTGCCCAACACTTTGCAAGATTTCATTGCACAGGACAATATACAGTAAATTATCGTGTAGACGGGAATCCAGGTTCAGTTAACGCCGAATTCTTTTTGAATGGTAATAAAGTAATGAATGAAAAATATAATGGAGAATTCCCATGGCGCAAAAAAATCTAATTATTGGTGGTTACACAAACTACGGCATCAACCAACTTAAACCTTGGGTATTATCTGCAAAAGAAGTTTCGGGTGAAAACGATGTTGTTTTAGTTGCTGGTAAAACATCAAAAGAAACGGTGGAGTGGTTACAGGAACAAGGTGTGGTTGTTGTTCCTATGATATCGGTCAACAATGTTCCTATCCACGTATTGCGTTTTCTTTCCATTTATGATTACTTAAACAATCATTGGAAAGATTATGAATATGTTGTCACAACAGATGTGAAAGATGTTTACTTTCAAACAGACCCGTTTTATCCAATGACACGTTATCTTAAAGATGAATATAAACTTATTGTTGCTTCTGAAGGATTGAAATACAAAGATGAATCTTGGGGTAATGAGAATTTAATGCAGTCTTACGGACCATATGTCTATGAGAGATTCAAAGATAACGAAATCTTTAATGTTGGAACGTTCGGTGGTGTCTCTGAGTATGTGAAAGATATGGTGTTCAACATCTTCACTAATGCAATCAACAGGCCAATTCCTATCTGCGACCAAGCGGTCTTTAACGTACTAATAAATACACAACCATTTAAGAATATCGTTTTCAAGACATCAACTTGGGCCTGTGAAGCGGGTACGGTTGCTGATCCATCAAAGATCGATAACTTTAGACCAAATCTATTGTTTAAAGAACCTATTGTAAAAAATGGTATTGTTTTGAGTGATGATGACTGCGAAATACCTTTTCCAATTGTTCACCAATATGATCGTGTACCTGATTGGAAAAAATTTGTCCAAGAAAAATATGGACAAGAAGATGAATCGGAATATTTTATTTACAGGGCTTAATTATGAAAACTTTAGTTGATATCATGGTCGAAAAAAATTTAAGAAACGACACACACTATGAATTTGGAACGGACAAAGAATTTAATCACAGATATTGCACCGCTTTTTACGATAAAGAGTTTCCGAAATATCGTGACAAGAGAATTCGTTTATTGGAGATTGGAGTACACCGTGGCGGTGGCCTCGCAGTATTCCACGAATATTTTTCCGATGCTGACATCTATGGTGTAGATCCTTTTGAGTTTGGTGCTGCAAAGAATTGTTTGCCTTATCCTAGAGTTAGAGTATTTACTGCTGACGGGTATAGTAAAGAATTTGCAGACACACTTCCAAAATTTGATATCATTATTGATGATGGTCCACATACAAAAGAGAGTCATCTAAAGTCATTACAAATTTACCTCAACAAATTGAATGATGGTGGTGTTTTTATTATTGAAGATATTTCAGAAATGGAATGGACAGAAGAATATAAAGCTTTAGTTCCTCCTTGGATGACATATGAAATTATTGATGCTCGAGAAATCTCTGGCATGTCAGATTCTATTATGTTTGTAGTAAGATAAAATGTCATCACTATCTTTTTTACACCTAGCTTCTGCCAATAAAAAAATATCAACAGGACATATTGTATCAAACATAAGGAAATATCATCCTCATGCATACTACTTTTTAGGTTCTGATGCAGCTGATGATTTATCTGAAATCGCTGCAACCAACAATTGTGACTATGTTTATTACACAAATAAAATAGGATATCCAAGTTACAAAATCGAAAAGGTTATTTCGTGGTTAGAGAGATTTCGTTATGCTTGCGAAAAATCAAATACTACACATATTATGATGGTCGAAGATGATGTGTGGATCAAAAAGCCAGTAACAGTACTCGATGAATGGGAAATGTCCTGTCATGACATCACACACGGTAATGAAATGCCGCCTCAAGTTATTGATTTGATCGAAAACTTTTCCGGTAAAAGACCTCTCACAAATTATTATGGCGGCGGTGGAGGTTCAATATATAAAGTAGACACGTTTCTAAACAACTATGAACGTGTATTGGATTGGTTTAAAACTCATCATAACGACATTCAAAGTTATTATGAACCGTTTGGTTTTATGGACTGTTATATGGTAGCATACTACATGCTGTGTGGAAAAGATTACAACGTCAATCCATACATGACAGATACACACCATCACAGAAATAATGGTTTTGATTGGGATGAATTTGTTGAAACTAGAAAAGAAAATATTGAAATCGTAAATAACTATAAGAAATATTATTGGGTATGAATAACATAAGTATCGTTACTGCTTTCTTTGACATTGGTCGAGGTGATTGGACTCCAGACAAAGGATTACCACATTATCTACAAAGAAGTACAGACACCTATTTTCAAAGATTTGCACACTTAGCCAAATTAGAAAATCACATGGTGGTCTTTACCTCCGAAGAATTTGTTGACAAAATCAAAGAGCTACGTGGCAGTAGACCGACACAAATACTTCCTTTAGATTTCAAAAATTCTTTTGATAAACTACGTGAAGAAATTTCTAGGGTACAAAAGTTACCACAGTATCAATCAAAAATCAATCCAAGTCAGGTTAAAAATCCAGAGTATTGGAATGCTGATTACGTGCTTGTAAATTTATTAAAATCATCTTTTGTAACTAAGGCCATGGAGTTAGGTTATGTACCAACTGAATTGGTTGCATGGATCGATTTTGGTTATTGCAGAGAACCTCTAAAAACTATAGAATGGTCTTACGACTTTAATCCAGAGAAGATACATTTCTTCAATATCAAAGATTGGGTTGAGGGTACATACATTCAAGATGTGATTGCAAATAATGATGTTCACATTACAGGACCTTGTATTGTTGGCGGCAAAAAATGTTGGCCAATATTAGAACATCTTGTACACCACTCTGTAAATGAATTATTGAAAAATGATTTAATTGATGATGATCAAACACTACTTTTAATGTCGTATCTATATAAACCACAGATGTTTGATTTACATAAAGTTTCGCCTGATAATTGGTTTGTTGCATTTGAGGATTATAATGAAAGTATATCTTAGTTCTACCGCCAATCTTGGTGACTTCATCAATGGCATGCCTGTACTTTCGGGCTTACACAAATCTTATGGAAAATTTGAACTTGTCATTAAAGGTGAAATGAAAAAATTTAATGGTATAAAAGAATTTCTTATGTACCAAGATTTGTTTACTGAAGTTAATTTTGATTCTGATATATGGATGTATGGTTCAATCATCAACCTTAGTTCTTGGACCAGAGAAGATAAAAGACATCCTGATAGACCAATCGAGACATGCCGATATGAGAATTGGTTGAAAGAACAATATAGAATGGAATTTGATGTTGATGATGGTTTTATTGTAAAAACTCCAGAGTTTGACATTGAAATAAAAGATGATTATTACGTTGGTGATCGTTGGGATGTAGGCAACATTGATGATCGTAGAGAAACACACATTCTATCACATCTTGACAAATACGAATTTATTGATTACAATAAAACGATGTTGGAGAACGCATACATTATTAAGAATCTAAAGAAACCTTTCATCACAAACTTTACTGGTGTTGGTATGCTTGCTGATATGTGTAATGTTCCTTTGTATTGTGTTTGGAAGGCAGAAGATTGGAAACCTGAATTCCGTAGAGGTGAGGATGTGTCTTGGGATGATGGTAAAAATATCAACAAAGTCTTTGAGAAACATTTCTATTTAAATCGTCAAGCAAAACTGGTTCATGCCAAAGACTTAGAAACATTATTATGATTATTAATATTCAGCCAGATACATTTGGTACAATTAGAAATGGTGACATGATTGCTGCAGCGAATGCTGTTGCTTATCTAAGAAAACAACAACAAAAAGATATCAAATTTTATTTTGAACCAGGATCAATCAGCCCAGCAAAACATTGCCAAGATTTTCACTCTTGGCTGATTGAACACACAGACTATTTTTCTGCACAAGAGGGTGTTGATAAGTTATTGTGGAAAAAAGTTAATCTTTGGGATTTCAGGGATATATCCGGTGATCTGGTCAAAATACCAAATCCACACGCAAGAGAAAAAAAGATTGTTATATGTCCAATTTTTGATGCACCATATAACAAATATCGTAATTGGCCAACAGATTTATTTTTAGAAATAATTAAAAAGTATGATAAATTTGATGGTCAAAAAATTATAATCAGCGAAAAGAATTTCAATATTGAAGGATGGACCGATAGTACCAATTTTATAGAGAGTCTGAAACATATCATGACTGCTGAACTATATGTCGGTGGTGATACAGGACTTTCACATTTTGTTGGTGCTTTAGAGGGTGGTCCTGTTCCAATCTATTATACGTCTAGCCGAGGACTCCTACATACTACTCCATTTTATTGGATGACAGAAAAAAAAGGTATAATGAAAACATATTGGTTAGATTTTGAAGGGACAAGATGGCAATGAAAAAAGTATTCATAACAGGTGTTGCAGGATTTTTAGGTAGTCATTTAGCTGATGCATTTTTAGCTAAAGGATATAATGTTGCTGGTATTGATAATTTATTAGGGGGTTATCGTGATAATGTGCCTGATAGCGTTGAATTTTATGATTGCGATCTATTGCATTTCGACAAACTAAAAGAAATGATGAAAGGTTGTGATGTTGTATATCACACAGCCTGTACCGCCTACGAAGGCCTATCTGTATTCTCACCTTCACTTATTGTTCAGAACACAACTCAAATTGCTGTTAATGCTATGACAGCGGCCATCCAAGCTGGCGTACCAAAGTTTGTACATTGCTCATCGATGGCAAGATATGGTACACAAGAAATTGTTCCGTTTACAGAAGATATGACTCCGAAACCGCAAGACCCTTATGGTATTGCCAAGTGGGGTACAGAACTTCTTTTAAAGAATCTGGCAGAAATTCACGGTGTTGAATTAGTAATTGCAGTACCACATAACATCATTGGTCCTCGTCAGAAGTATGATGACCCGTTCCGAAATGTTGCTAGTATTATGGTCAACCTGATGTTACAAGGCAGACAACCAATCATTTATGCTGACGGATCACAGACTAGGTGCTTCTCCGATATATCAGATGACGTAGATTGTCTTGTTGAATTTGCAGAGAATCCTAAGGCGGTTGGAGAGATTTTTAACATCGGTCCTGATGAGAATCCAGTAACTATTTTGGAACTTGCACAAGTAATTTCTGGTCTACTGAACTTCAAGTTGGATCCAGTATTCATGCCAGGACGACCACAGGAAGTCAAACATGCGAATTGTTCTGCCAATAAAATCAGAGAATTTTTTGGTTACGAAACAAAAACCACTTTGGAACAGTCATTACAAAAGCAAATTGACTATATCCAAACACGGGGTACCAAACCTTTTCAGTACCACTTAGACATAGAAATCGTTTCCGATAAGACACCGAAAACTTGGACACAGAGATTGTTCTAAAAACCCAACAATCGTGAGACTATGTATCTAACCCAATTTTTACACCTTTTAGGTGTGAAAATATGGATGTTGTATAAATAGTATGTCCATATAACATTTTGGTAACCATAGTGTGATACCAATTCAGTAAGGAAACCCATGTTAACATTCAAAACCTATTTAACGGAAGAAGCCGAAGAATCTTCCCAACTTAAACATATTCATCATGCTGAAGATAGGCCGTTGATGCATGGCCATGCTGGTTTTGAACACGCATATGGTGCTTTACAAAAAGCTCACGAACACATTAAGGCTGGTCAAAAAAGTTCCAACCTGACGATGAAATATGATGGTTCTCCATCAATCGTTTTTGGTCATCATCCAAAAACCGGTAAATTCTTTGTTGCAACCAAATCAGCGTTCAATAAAAACCCAAAAATTAATTATACAGAAAAAGATGTTGAAAAGAATCACGGACATGCTCCTGGTCTTGCTAAAACTCTTAAACATGCACTTAAGCACTTGCCGAAAGTAACACCAAAACACGGTGTTTATCAAGGTGACCTAATGCATCATGCAGAAACAAAGACCTTGCATGAAGAATATATTGCAGAAGCCAAAGGTGATGTTTCATTCACACCAAACACTATCACCTATACTGCAAAAGGCGAAACAGCAAAGAAGGTTAAAAACTCAAAAGTAGGTGTTGTCGTTCATCACAAATATGATGATGAAATGAAACACGCTTCACCTAAAGTTGACCATGAAAATTTCAAACAACATAAAGATGTTCATATTCACGGTGCAGAACACGACACAAGCAAAGTAAAACATTCAGCTGAAAACGAATCAGGTTTTCACAAGCATATGTCTGCCGCCAAAGAAATACATGATACACATGGCCACAAGATGTATGATTCCGTTCACCCAAAACACTCAGGTGAAACTGGCCACCTATCAACCTACATAAACAAGACCGTGCGACATGATGAGGTTCCATCTGTAAAAGGATTTAAAGAACATCTGAAAGACGTACATGAAAAGGCAGCTTCTAAAGTTAAAACGGAAAAGGCCAAATCAGAAAAAACTGGTGAGGGCGCCAAACAAGTTGCCCACGTTGAGAAACACAAAGCACATTATGGTAATTTATTGACTATGCATCATCATTTACATCAAGCAAAGAATCACTTAGTTAAATCATTAGAAACACATGAAGGTGATTATGAGCATCATATTGAAGGTAAGAAATCAAAGCCAGAAGGATTCGTTGTACATCACAACAATGAACCTACTAAGTTGGTCAACCGTGCAGAATTTGCCAAACAAAATCTGTTGAAGGTTAGAAAATGAAAACCTATAAACAATTAATTTGGGAAGTTACCGGACAAGGCGGCCGAGATTATGAAACTGTTATCAATGACAAATTAAAAAAACACGGTAAAGCACATCCAGACGCAAAAACTGCTGGTTCATCTGCTGACGCTCCCGATGCAAAGTTTCACCATAACGGTCAAGAACATAATTTAGAAATCAAAAAAGATAAAGGCGCTATGTTTGGCCAAATTGAATTGCATCATAATGGAAAATCTTGGGATGTTTCAGAGAAGTCTAAGAAAAAATATCCAGAAACACATAAAGCAATACAAAAAAGTGGTTTCTTAGATAAAGTTAATAAGCATTGGGGCAAACCATCGGGCGACTACCATAAAGATTTAAAGATGGGTAATGTATACCATGACCACCACAATGCTGATCCAATCAAATCACATTATGGAAAAGATAGAAAAACAAATTATGTACAAATAGGTGGCGGCCATGGACTTTATCATACAGGTCACGATGCTGCAAAATTAGGTTCACCCGAATTACACGGAAGAACACAGATTAGAGCAAGAATGAAACCAAGAGGATATGATGCAAACGGTAAGAGAACATATGGCGCTCTTGCTGTAATGTCATTGAAAGGTGCAGATAAATCACATCACGATTTGGATGCTGAACCACCAAAACCTAATGTTAAAGTTGGCAAGAAATGAAATCTTTTTTAGATTTAATTAAAGAACAAGAAGAATATGAGAAGCATCATGTGATAACCTTTGGTCGCATGAATCCGCCTACGACCGGTCATTTAAAATTAATTAATAAAGTTAAAGAGATTGCCAAAAAACACAAGGCATCATATGAAATTATCGTTTCTCATTCT